TATTCTTGTCCCAACATCTTTTGTGCCATCATCATAGCCCCAGACCTCGACGCCGCCTGTTCTGCCATCACCGGCAGAATCATTTCTTCCAGCGTTGAGATGTATGGAAACATCTAAATCGACTGTATGGGCGTTACATTTTGCCACAATAGCACTAAGATTCTCTCCTGCTGTTCTTCCGCTGTCGTCTGTACAGTCATAGACTGTGTGTCCTGCTGTTCTTAACATCTCCACTACTGCATTTTTTACCTTTCTGTCTTCGGTTACTTCGTCTAACACTCCATTTGCACCTCTGCAAATCAGGGAGTGTCCCGCGTGAATATTGTATGTACTCATATTAGTTTTCCTCTCTTTCTGATTTTTCTTTTAAAACCTCTATTGCCTTTGTAATTACTGCCGGAACCGGAACACCCATTAATCCAGCATTTTCAATTATAGATATTGTTTCATTTGCGATAAATGCAATACAGACCATATCCCGTATATAATTGGTCTTAATTACCATATCAAGCCTTACTGCAATCAAAACAATAACTAATGTCATTCCCTTTCTGCAAAGTCCTTTCCAGCCTGCTCCACTCTCCAAAGCTCCATTCTTTGTTTTCTGGGACTTTTTAAAAACTCCGGCAACAATCATTCCTGAAATATAATCAACTGCCATAAAAATAAGCAATGTTACCATTGCCGCATCAAATCCTCCAAACAGGGAAGCAATAAAGCTTCCCACTGCTCCTGTCACAAAACATAATCCTTCTTTCATTACATTTCCTCCGCTGTTTCTTCTTTTGTCATAAATCCAAGTCCTGCAATATCATTTACAGAAAGCATATTGCAGGACAAAACATCATCTGTTGTAATGTTATGTACATCAACTTCAGTTTCAATATTCAACAGTTCTGCAAGCCTTTCATCTGCTTCTCTTTTTTCTTCTTTCGATTTTTTCTCATATCCATCCATGATTTTTAATCTCTCTTTATCATAAATTTTATATTCGCCAAAAAGCTTTTTAATATTTTTATTTACTGCATAGCTTACTCTTACTGGAAGCGGCATATCTTTTCCAACAAATTTGTTTAAGCCATTAATCATATTAATTAATTCAAAATTTTTTATTTTTATTTTCATTTTTTACCTCTTTCTTGCATTAAACTATCTATTATGTTTTTAAGATACTTTATTTGTTTCTCTTGCATTTGTGCTTTTTTTATTAATAACGGAATAAATCTTGTATAATCCACAGAATCAGGAAGTCCCTTATCATTACAAAAAACTGCTGTAGGGTGTATTGTTTTTATTTCCTCCGCAATAACGCCATACATGCCTTTGTCCCCATATTTAGGTTTATAATCAAAAGAATATATTTCCATATCCATAAGTCTATTGGCAACGCTTTCCTCTATTGGCTTTATATTTTCCTTGTATCTTTTGGAAGAATTACTTCCCCACCCCGCAGCATAAAATATTCCAGTAGCAAGAACTAGGCTTGCGGAATGACCAGGGTCAAAACCCGAAGATGTTGCCGGTAAAAGCCATATTCTGTCTGCATCAGCTCTGACATATGCTCTTCGTTCATAACCATTGTTAAGTATTAAATTTGAGGCATTACCTGATGCCCCTATTTCCATTTCTCCTGTACATTTTATTTTCCCATTTGCGCTTATACTTCCATTTGCAGATATATTACCTGTACTACTTATTGAATTTGTAGTAATACCAGTAACAGCATTTATATTTATTGTTTGTGTTCCACCATTTGTCATTGTGATAGAACCGCCACTATACCCAGATAATCTCATATAACTATTGGAATTATGATATAACCATGTATACATCGGAGAGATTGATGTAGATATAGCAGAGTTTGTTGTAGATTTGACTGTTATTTTTGCAGTTGCATTTTCAGCAGAAACAGACACACTTCCACCAACAATTTCAGCATCTGTAGAATATAATTTTCCAGTCTTTGACACGCTGAAAGTTCTGGTACCGCCACCATTAGCTGCATTATGAGTTCTTATCCAATAAGGAGAATTATCATCTTTAGATGTTATATATATGGAACCTCCTTCCTGCGAGTTCCCTATGTAACTCGCAGCGATTGTCCAGCCCCCTATCTTTGCTTTTAGCGCAGATAAATCTGTAACACTTATTTTCGCGGCTGTGACTGCCCCTGCGCTTATTTTGTCTGCTGTGATTGCTCCGCTTGCTATCTTTGCCGCCGTAATAGAATTTGCCGCCAACTTATCCGTTGTAATCGCGCTTGCGGCTATCTCATTGGCCGTTATCGCTTTTGAAACTATTCTGTCCGCGGTAATTGTTCGTGAAGCTATTTTTGCCGCTGTTACTGCACTCGCCGCCAATTTATCTGTACTTATTGCACCTGAAGCGATTGTTCCAGACGTTATCGCTCCTGCTGTTATTTTGGCTGTTGTAATCGCCCCTGCACTTATCTTGTCCGCTGTGACCGCATTGGCCGATAATTTATTTGTTGTGATTGCGCCATCTACAATTAGTTCTCCTGTGGTCCTTTTTTTAATGGTAATATCATCTATCCAAATGCTTTTTCCTGCTGCTGTCCCAGACATGTTAAAGCTTACAGAAATATATGGTCCTGTTGAATTTGTAACTTTATAAGTTCCACTGACTTTTGTCCAAGATGTTTGTGCAGTTGCAGATACTGCAAATTGGGTCAATAAACCACCACTGCTGGAACCGAATCTTAGCTTACTGTTGCTAGTATTACATGTCCATCCTGAATCTGTTTTATACCAAAATTCAGCATATATTTCTTCTCCTATATTTACAGGGATTACAATTTCAGTCATGCTTGCTTCAGCCGTTCCTGTAAATTTATAGCTTGCCTTGGAAGTTCTGTAAACAGTTGTATCAATGGACCAAGGAGAATTTCTTTTAGTAAATGGAGATGTAGCAGCAGTTTTATCTTTCCAAGAAGCGTAGTTTATAAAATCTCCTACAGCAATTTTAATTGTTGTTATAGTATTTGCACCAATTCTATCAGCATTTAAAGTTCCAGTAGTAATCTTTCCAGCATCCAAATTTGCTATTTTTGCGCTTTGTATTGTTGCGTCAGCTATCAAGGCATTTGTAATACTTGCATTGGCTATCGCGTTTGTTCCGAATTGCCTTGCCGCCCATGCAGAACCATTCCAGTAATACATTTTATTCCCGTCATCAGTATCAAACCAAGTATCATTTTCTTTATATGTTCCTCCGCTTGGTGCGGTGGTTTGATAATAAACGGTGTTTTTCCCATCTGCGGTTGATTGTGCGGTTCCTGCTGCCAGAGCTGCCGCCTCTGCCTTATCAAATGCTTTCAACGCCTCATCAAGTGCGGTCTGTGCGTTCGAACTTGCGGAACTGATTTCGTTTGTAATAGATTCTGCCAGATTATTCATATCAATTGCGCCTGGTGCAATCTGGTATCCGTTTATCTGCCCTACTGTAATACTTGCAGCTTTCAGATTTACTACTTCTATATTTCCAGCGTCTAAAACTCCTGCTGTAATATTGCTGGCATTTACTTTTACTGTGTCAAGGAAGCCTGTTACGTGCCCATCTACGATTGTTGCGGAAGAAATAAGCCCCACATCAGCTAACATTGTTCCTATGGTTGCTTTTTCTACATTGGCGAAATCAATCTCCGCATAATTCGCCTCAAGATATTCAATGCTTGCAAATTTACCTTGTAGATTTGCAATAACTGCATTTTCGATATTTGCCTCTACTGCGTCAATCTCATCTGTTTTTATGTAGTTTGCTTCCAGATATTCAATCGAGGCTTTAGAAGCAATTAAATTATTTACAAGCAAAAGCTGCGCATGTGTGCGCTCCATTGCTTTTACAACTGGTCCCTTAAAAGTATCTTCTACATTCTCGCTGTCGCTTACTTTGGATTTTACAGTTGTTGTCAAACCACCATCAATCTCATGTGTAATTTCCATAACAGGCAGTTTATATGTGTTGCCAAATAAATCCTCGCCAGTCACAATGTCCCATACATCAATCCGACAATCTCCCAGAAACTTTGTTTCCCCGCCACGGTAAGTAAATCCTCCAATACCTGTATGAATTCTGTTTACTATGTCTTGTGTAATAAACGGATTGCTGAAAGAAATACCTGTGATTCCACTTCCAGCTTCATACTGCGTGTTATCTGTGGCGGTTCCAATAATCTTATTTATCGTATAATTACTCTCATTTTTCGTAAACGAATAGCACTTAGATACCGGAATTTCAAATCCATTCTCCTCATACCATTTAAATTCAAGCTTGCCTTCTCTGTTAAATACTGCGAACTTCCCATACAGACCGGCTATATATCCAATCGCTTCCCTTATGGTATATCCAGCAAATACAACATTGCTGCTGCCTTCCTCTGTACTTGGGTTCTTTAAAGTTATCGGTGAAATATCTGTAATAAATTCAATACCTAATTTCTGGGCAATCTCCCGCATAATTTTCACGGTATCTGTCGGGTATTTTAAATCAGAGACGTAATTTTTTTCTGCCTGCGTCATTTTGTCATACGCCTTAAATGTTATTTCGTAATCCGTCATTTCGGGCTTATTTGCCTTAAAAATACCCATAGGCATATATTCTATGTCTCCATTTATTTCCAGCCCTAAATCAAAAGAAATCTGCCGCCCAGCAATCAAATGTGGTACTTTTTCCATAACCACTTCAATATAATTCGACACCGCCGAACCAACAGTGATACTATCCCCAGCATTTGAACCACCTGTATATACGATTTTCTTTATACCAGAACCAATAACAAAAGAAGGACTTTCCAGCTTTATTTTGAAAGTCCTCCCTCCCTGCTGTTCTATCAGCTTACTAAATTCTTCCGAAACTTTTTTATACATAGTATCACCTCTTACTGCTGAATAATATCCACTGATACACTTCTATAGTAATAAATTCCATCACTAAGTCTCCCCAATATATCCTTGCTCATAGTTCCTCTATAAGAACGTATCGTCAAATCAATCCCGTCATCATGAAAAGTAATCGGAAAAAACCCTGATACAAGAGCATTTTTTATTACAAGATATTCTTTTTCAGCCAGTATTCCCCATTTTATATTCAGTGTCTTCTTTTCTGCTATTACATCGCCTGTCATCAATCCTGAAAGAGTTCGCCCTGTAGACGAACTCCATATAATTTCATCTCCAATACTAATAGATTCCGGCGCAGGAAGTACAATATTTCCAACAATTAATATTTCATTTTGCTTCATTATTTCCTTTCTCCATTAAGTATTTATTTCACAAAAACCATTAACCCTTGTATTTTCATTAATCCTTTGCACAATTACATCTTTCAGTTTTTTTCCGTCAATCACAATATTCAAATCTAGCTCCTTCAGCAATGCAAGAATTTCCCTTAACACAATAAGGATTTCTCTGTCATATCCTCCGCCTCCACTTGATACTGCCTTTTGCAGCAGTTCCGAAAGTTTATCTTCTGGCGCAACCACTTCTCCCTGATGCCTATTATCGCCAATTATGGCAAGTTGCGGAGTATTTGGTTTTACATATCCGCCTTGTGCAAGTTTTGGGATTCTTGGAGATTTTACCTCTTTTAAATCAAACCCGAATTTTTCTCCACCAATTCCTGGTACCCAGTCTGGTACATCAAAGGATAATTTATTCACTGCTCTTATTACTGTATTAATGCCAGATGTCACACCGCTTACCAGCCCATTCAGAACATCTATAATCAAGTTAATTGGTGTTTTTACTATTGCAACAAGACTATCAAACACCCCTTTAAAAATATTTTTAATTCCATTTAGGGCTGTATTCAAGTCACCTGTAAACACTCCTTTTAAAAATTGTACAACACCTTTAAAGGAAGTAATCAGTCCATTAATAATATCAAGAATTGTTCCTATTACTGAGCCTACCTTGTTGGAGATAGAATCAAATACTGCAACAAAGACCGGCCCTAAAATAGAGGAAAGAAATTTTACTACTGGTGCTATAAATTCATTGTAAATAACAAGTGCTCCATCAACAAACTCTCCCACAAAATCAAGAAAATTTGCCACAAGCGGCTGTAAATGGTCCGTCCACACTTCATCAATTACAACCATAATATTATCCCATATGGGTTTTAAAATAGTTTCCCATATTGTCTGAAACATATCCCCTGTATTCTGGACCGCTTTATTAATACCATCAAATATAGGCTGTCCCCACTTATTCCAAAAATCGGATATTGTATTCATTAAATCTATCCACATATCAGAAATCAGTATAAGATATGGACTGACCCCTTCACTCCATACCCTGTCAAAACAATCCTTTAATACAGAAAATATTGTCCCGGACAGAATCTCCATTTGTGTAGAAAACTCTGCAAACATTGGAAGGCCGACATCAATAAAATTCCTTAATACCGGAAATACAGCATTGTTCCAAATATCAGCAAACACAAGGTTAAATGTATCATACAGCCCATTCACAATAAGTCCTGTTGTGTCAAAAGCTGTAACAAGGTATTCTGTGAACGGTCCATTAAAATAATCTGTAAGTAACGGGCCTAATGATTTTATATCCTGAAATACCCTGCCGAGATTACTCTTAAAAGTTTCTGTGTTTTTCTGAAAATCTTTCCAGATATTTTTAAATGAAGGTCCAAAATTTTTTATCGCCCAATTTTTAAAACTATCCAGCTTTTTTCTGATTCCGTCTATTGCAGTTTCTGAATTTCCAGTATCCACATTTATAGGGATATCTGCCGCTATTCCTCCATTTCCTGACGAAGCTCCAGCCGTTCCTCCTGAATCACTTTTATCCGAAAGCTTTGTGATTTTATCAAACCCCATTAACTGCTTCTGTGCTTCTTTTGCCGAAGATGTAATGTTATCAACTTCTCCTGCAGCATCAGAAGCCGTAGAAGCGATATTTCCAAGTCCTTCTGTGGCATTGGTATTTCCAGTAATTAACGCTGTAAAATTCTTAAACCCCTCTGCCACAGTAGACAGCTTACTTAGTAATATATTTAACCCTTTTACAATCGGTGTAAACAGGTTAATAAATCCTTGACCCAATGAAGCTTTTAAACTGTCAAACCTTAGTGATAACACCCTTGTCTGGTTTGCCCAAGAATCCTGTGTTTTGACAAAATCTCCCGTAGCATCGGACAATGCACTTGTAACATATTGATATCTTAACAGAACCTTTTCCTGTTCTGTCATCTTAGCAGTAGTTTTTCCAAACCCATTATTTAATGCATACTGGTCAAGCGCTGTCTGTGTCATTACAACTCCTAAATCTTTTAAAGTTTCTGTTTCACCTGTCCAAATACTTTTCAGCTTTGTAAATGCCTCATCTGATTCAAGATTATAAAACGAGGCCACATCACCTGTCAGTCCTGTCACAGCTTTTGCCATATCATAACTTGCCTGCTCTGTAAATCCAAACGCATTATTCATAGCACCTAAAGTTCCCATATACTGCTTTGCCACAGTTTCCGAGAGCCCGAAATTTTCCATTGCGTCTTTTGCAAAATTATCTACATAGCTGCTCATACTTTTGAATGATGTATCTACCACATTTTGTACTTCTGCAAGGTCCGAGCCAAGGTCTAAACAGTCCTTTATAAATGCGCCTGCTGCCAGACCACCAAGTATTCCACCTATTTTCTTTCCGATTTTTGAAAATCCAGAGGTTAACTGCTTATCAGCGTTATCTGTTGCCTGTGTAAGCTGCCTTCTTAGACTATCTGTATCTATGCCAAGTTCCAGCGCAAGCTGCCCAACCACTGTTGAATCACCCACTTTTTCCACCTCCTCCCGTTTCTTTTTTTATTTCTTTTCATATGCTTCTTTTAATGCTTGCTGCATATTTAAAAGAATTTTCATTCCTGCTTTCTCTTTGTTTCCTGAAATCTTCCTCGCAAGCCACTCTGACCGGATTCTTTTCTGCTCCCTGGTAAATTTTTTTATTATTTTGGGGTCTTTTTCCGCCCTTATAGAAACCACCTGTCCCAAAGGCGTATCATACATAATTCCTGAAAGCAGGGAGCAGAACTCTACATAGGACATATCCTCTTCTGTTCTCAGGCGTATACCATACTGCTTTAAAAAACTGCTTTCTACTAGCTCCCAGTCATCAAAAATATCATAATAGCTTTCCCCACTAGGGTGTATCAATCTCCTCTAAATTCTTTCCCTGAGAGGCCGCCATAACGGCCTGAAAAATATCCGTATATTCAGTAATTGGAAGGTCCATTTCTTCAATCTTTTTTACAGGTTCTATTCCAATAAGCATTTCAAGAGATTTTTGCATAATTACAAATTCATTCTCTTCTTTGTCTTCCTTCTTATTCTTTTTCTCCATCTCTCTTACCATTGCTTGGACATTTAGAACATTACTTTTTCGGTTATTTACAGTACATATGATATCCTCTGTAATCTTTAATGTTGGGAGTTTATTTGTAATCTTTTGTGATATATCAAACATGTTATTGGTCTTTGACATAATTTATCCTTCTTTCTTTATTCAAAATGAACAATACCGCTGCTCCTATGCCGCTGTATATGATACATACTCCGGTTTTCCGTCAGATTGTGCTTCCCATTCCAAAGAATCAATCGCAGTGGAATCACCACCCATAGAAGTTGTATTAATTACACATGGGATATACAGCGCATCTCCATTCGGGAATGTTATCTTCATTGCACTGTTACAGTCCTGCCCCATTTTAAAAGCAAGCCCAGCCACGTAATCATTTCCGATATCTCCATAATTGCGTTTTCCTCCCATACTGACAGATATTGATTTTGCCGTCATAAGGTTTCTCGCCCATCCGCCCTGGTCCATTGGATTCCAGCTTTCTATGCCTCCGTCTATGGAAATGCTCAAACTTTCTGCATCCTTTACGGTTGTATATTCTGCGGTGGTCAGCTCTGCCGGTCTGCCGGTGATGCATACGCCAAAAGTTATCTCATTTACCGGATTTACACCCTGTCTTATTTTCTCTGACATCCTCATTCCTCCTTGTCCTGATTTTTATAATAAATAAGACATTCTATCACGTATTCAAAAATGCCGTTGTCATCTGTTCCAACTGGAATTGGTTCTTCTTGGCTCATTTGAATAAACTTGATAAAATGTCCGTTTATTTCTACCTGTTCTGTTTTCTGTAATTTTTCATAAAGTGCGATAGCTGCCTCTTCTGTTTGTGTCGGCGATTTGGTCCAGTGTACCAGAAAGGAAATATTTTTTGTTTGATAGGATTTGTTCTCTATGCCTCCAACTGGTATCACTGCCTGTCTGCCCGCTTTCAATGGATATGTTCCAATGCTCTTATCCTTCTTATCCGGCAGTATGCCGCAATAACAATGTTCATCTTCTGCAATTTTAAGAGAAGCGATATAATCCCTGATATCCCTTAACAGCATTAGCCCCTCATCTCCCTTCTTAACAGCCTTGTATATGCATTTTGGGTAAAATCCTCGCTGATTCCGCCCGGCAGCCAAGGGGTAAACCATTTCCCCTGCGCAAATGGATTTTCGTATTTCTGAAAATCATACTCTGGGTGAAAATATAACCTCCGGGCATAAGGTCCTTCTGATACAATATACACTTTTCCACGCCTGCTGTGCGACTTATCTACAAAAGTCTTTTCATTCTGCAAGGTGCCAGCATCTCTTGGCATAATCTGTGCCTGTACTATCTCTGTATGCAATGCCTCCGCTGTTTTCTCCAAAGCCCTTATCTGCGCCTGCTGTAATTGCGCTATTTTATGATTAAACAATGTCACTCTGCTTCTTACATTCCTTGCCATTACACCACATCCAATCTTGTATAATTTACACTTCCATCTGGGTTCCTTGCTTTTGTTCCCTCATAAATCTTCCATTCTATGCCAAATACTTTAATCGTTCCCCCAGTAATTGCTGGAATATCAGGAGCAATATCTCCCGGTATTAATGCACAGCCTGATAACTGTATTAACTTTTTTTCCGCTGTTAGTATCGTTTTTCCCTTATCCTGATAATTGCATTTCCCAGTCCATACAACAGGCTCCAAAGGCTCACCATATCTATCCACGCCCTCCTGTTCTATGGTTGCTTGAATTTCAGTCTTGCAAAATTGCTTCGCTATTAAACATGGATATTTCATTTTTACACCCCTAAGCTTCTACAACATAAACCCGTCTGACACAACTTTTCATAACTGTCCCGCCTGACTGCGATACCATTTTGAATCAAAACATTCCAAGAACTTCCAAATGTCATAGATACACCGTTAATAGAATACTGCTGAAGCACACTGTTTATCATGTCTGAATTGTCGTATTCAAAATCAGCTATTTCACAGCAGCACTCTTTTATCATTTCCTGCTGAAAATCTGTAAGATTTGAAAAACCTCTTCCTGCAATCCGGTTATAGGTAAGACTGTCAATATGGCGGCTTGCCTGTTTTAATACTTTTTCCAGTTCATTTTCAGGGATTGCTATGCCAGCGTATTCCCTTTGATAATATTCTTTATCTGCATATATCATATGATGCCACCTATTCTTTTTGCTTTCGGTTTCTTTTTTTGTTTTCCTCTACCATGTCACTTTCTTCTTGTGCTGCATTTTCTTCGAATACTTTTGTTTCTTCCGGCTTTTCATCATCTTCTACAAGTTCTTGTGTTTCTTCTATCTTATATCCATGTTCCCGGAACCATTTCAGGAGATGCGGGGAAGAGATTTCTCCCACCCCGTCTCGAAAGGATACTCCTGCGGATATCCCAGTATAATCTTTTACAGGCGCATAAATTTTAGCCATAACACTACCTCACTATTTAATCTTAATATTTGTCATCTTTCCTGCTGCCTTTGAAGCTTTTAATGCAATTGCGGCAACCATTTCCACTTCGCCTTTTTTCACTGCTCCTGCGGTGGAAAAATCTGGCAGCCATGTTTTTACTGGTGACTGTCCTGCCATTGATACACCATGCAGCCCATCCAGTCCCAGACGGCCAAAATATAATGAGCTGATTCCACTTTCATCAGTTTCCACTACATCGTCATTTGTCCCTGATTTCGCTCCAAAATCAATTAATGGAATCCCGTTATATGTATTTACTTGCCTACCCCAGTCATCTTTTGTTTCTCTTTCCTTGCCGGCAAGCTTCGCACAAAGCTGGATTACTGAAATAAAATCTGAATTTCCACCAATAAATGACGGAGTTCCGTCTAATTTCTTTAAAAACTTATCAAGGTAAAACATAAAATCAATATAGTTTTCCTTAATTTTCGCCGCCGTTGACATATCCAGAACGGAAGGCAGCACAAACTCGGTGTCAGAACCAGTCAGCGCCTTGTCAAGACCGTCAAACGAGTTCTCATTTGTTGCACTGTCCCCATTAATAAAAGTATCATTAAATAACGCCCTTGCCGCCTTCACCTTCTGCTCAATCTGAAGCTGCACTTCATCCACAATACCGCCCATTCCAGCAATAATCCTGTCAACTTCAAAAGAACCTCCAAATACTTTTAAATCAATGGTATATCTTTTTTTCTCTACGGTAGAGCCAACATATTCTTCATTCACCTTTCTGAAGGCAGCAGTTGGCTGCGTAGTTAATCTGGTATATCCATAAGTAAGAGTAGCCCCTCCTCCAGTCGGCGATACCGCATCGTCAAATGTGATATGGTCCAGAATAAATGATGATTTTCTGAACTCGTCAATCACTCCTATCTGTAAATCATCTTGTACATTTTTCTGTGCTTCTGCTAATGTAACTGCCATAATGTTTTATCCTCCTATACATTCATTCTTACTGCGATTGCATCTTTTAAACTTACCTTTCCTTCCCTGCCTCCATTGCTCGGTGGGTCGCCTCCCAATTTACGAAAGCCTAGTGGCTTTGGCTCCGTCTCTTCCTTAAACAAAAACGCCTTGCTTTCTTTTAATGTTTTAATCTGTTCATCTAAACCGGTAACTTTTCCGTCTTCACCAAGAATTAACTTAGAACGGTCAATTAACCCTGCTACCAGTTCATCATCTTTCGTAATGCCTGCCAGAGAAAGTTTTATTGCGCTGCCCATTCTGGAATCCTTCAACTCCTCCTGATATTTCAGTTCTTTTTCTTTTGCCTCTTTTTGCAGCTCTTCTATCTGCTTTTTCAGCTCGTCACTATTGCCTGATGACTTTTTTAATTCTTCCAGAGCTTTTCCGTTTTCTTCAATAGTGGTTTTGAGCTTTCTATTTTCCCCATCCACTTCATCAAATTTCTGTTTTTGGACATAGCCCTCAAGCTCCTTTGCTGATTCTGCGGCTGCTTTTTTCGCAAGCTCATCTGTTAATCCAAGTTGTTTAAACTGTTCTTCGGTCATAATCAGTCTCCTTTTTGTAATATTTTATTTATAGGCATAAAAATACCACCATATCATTTCTGACTGGTGGTATTACCATAAATCAACTATAAAAATTTGTTAATAATCTGCTTCTGGGTCGTATTCTTCTCCCCATAATTCCCAAATAGTGATATGTTTTTCCAAGCACTCATTAAGCATATCTATCCACTCTTGTGTGGTATATGAAGAGGGTTCTGTAATTAAGTCATCTCCTATTTCTTTTGTGTACTCTTTTATAAGCCTCATCATTTCGTCACCTTCTGGGTCTGGTGTAACCTCATATTCAGGTCTTAAAAATTCAGGTATTTTCATAATAACTTCACTCCAATAATTTCATAAACTCTCTTGTCGCTGTTGGAAACATCTCAGATAAATAATATATTTTTTCCTCATCATTTCGAGCAAATGCCTCATAAAAATGTGCAAAAGCTTCTTTTTCCAATTTATTAGGCTTTTTCCAGTATTCTTTTTTATGTGAATATTTTCCAACACATTTATTTTCTGTTATTCCACCTATTATATCTGAAACCGAATGAAATTGATGTGATTTTATTTTTTTACTTATCTCTGTATATATTTCCTGTTCACTTAAATTATACTCTTTTTTATATAAATTAACAATACTTTCAAAGTCATTTATTAAAGCATTTTTGAAATCTGGTGTTTTATAAGAAAGTCCATTACCTGCGCGGTCAATACAATGTCCTATTTCATGAAATGTTGTAGTATATGCACCCTTTAAATTAAATTTATCCTTTTTTAGATTTACTCTAATACCATCTTTTTTTGTTACCCCTTTTCCTAATGCTTTTTCGTTAATAAAACTTATTTCATCTGAATATTTTAAAAATATTCTCTGTATTTTTTCATCTGCTTTACTTATAATAGATACAATATCATCTTTATATGGTATATCCAGTTCATTAATTAATAATGGCTCATGTTCTCTCATTGTATCTATTGAGCGAACAATTTTATCCCACATTTTCCTTCTAACCCCATATTTTCTTTTATTATCAGCGTCTAATGAATATTCTTCAAGTCGCCCATATTTTTCAGCTTGTCTCTGTGCATACTGTTGTCTCTGCTCATGGTTATAATTTTCCGCCAGTTTTTCCAATTCCTCTTTTGTATATTTGTCATCTGGTGGTGTACTGATTCCTTCAAAATAAGTAGTATGGCTATCCCTGCATCTTGGATGATACAACCCTTTTTTAATTGCACTCGAAATCAACGGGTATTTTAATCCTGTAGTCTCTGATATGCCGTCTTTATTTCCTCCACTCCATACATCATCTATAAAAATTTTTCCCACAAAAGGTTTGCATTTTGGGCAGGGATTTCCACGCTTATTCATAATGACGGTAGATATCCCCCATTCCATACGCTTTTCACCTTCACCGGTCAGATATGCTCTTTTCTGCGCTGTCCTAAGTGCCATATCCGCATAATCAGCCATTGTATGTCTTGCTCCATTTGAATATGCAATACAGTTAATTCCAGCACTTAAAAAATCCTTTGTCGCCATATCAACAGCTTTTTCATAAGTAGCCCCTGTCATTGCATATACTTGAGCATTAAAAATAATTTTCCGGTACTGGTCATTTACCATACGGAGTATTGCTGTTTCTGCTTTTTTGAAATCATCTTGTGTTGCTTTTATCAGAGAATTTATTTTTTCATCATTTACTTTAAAAAATACTCCTGCTGCACTGATATTTTTCTCTGCCTTTTGAAGCTTCGCTCCTTCTTTGATTGCCTTTAATATGGATATTTCCTGCTCGGCGTTGCCTGCTGCCCTCTGCATAGTTATCAAAGAATCTATCTGGTCATTGATATTACCAAATACTCCTTTATATCGTTTCATATTCCGCTTCTTGTATTCATCTAAGGCCGCAAGCTGCTCCACTTGCCACTGGCTCCAATTATAACCTTCTTTTAGTTCTTCTGCCCTGTGGCGGTTAAGATTTCTCATCATGGAACCTATTAATTCATTTTCCACAGTCTGAAACGCTTCTGAAATATCATAGCTTGTATTAAGCTTTCTTGTACTCTTTGCCATAACACCACCGCTTTATAAATTTTCCTCAATAAAGGTTTCCGCGCTTTCTTTCGGAACTCCCAAAGTGGCTGTTACAATATTAATCGCCTCAGAGCGTGTTAGTTGGGAAGTCTTAACCATTTTGATGATATTCATAAGTGAGCCTGCCTGCGCGCCGTTCAACATGGAAGAACCTAATTTCTTTTCATCCATATCATCCTCTATAAAATCCACTGCATCATCTGCTGCCTGCGGTTCCTCCATTTCAACAATGCCCTGCTCAGCTTTCAGTCTTAGTACCTCTCCAGCTTTCCATTCTTCATCTTTGCTGTCTCCATATAATTCATCTACCACAGTTTCAATACTCATAATTCCACTCTGCTTTGATTTTGAAATTGTTTCCACAGTACTGTCAAAATCCGGCGAGGCATATTCCCCAAACTTTAACACAGGTTCGCAATGCTCTATATTTTTACCCGCCGCAACATAATATACAGATAATGCGCGGATAACCAATTCTGGAAGTACTGTATTTAATGCTTCTATAATTTTTCCTCGCACATGCAAAGTAATCTTTTCTTTTTCCCTCTGTGCCTCTGCATTATCCGTCTTTTTCAAATCAATTCCCAAAGTTGCGGGAGATATAATTCCCTGTAATACCATATCAAGGAAGCTGCAATAACTATTTACATAAGCTTCATAAGCGATAGCCGGTTGTGATACATCTATTTTTGCACTGCCATCTTCTGACACAGCATCTTCGATAGATATAAAATCATTATCAAAAGGATTTGGAGGAAGAAGCTCTCCAGTAGTTTCATCTCTGGGTATCAAATTATTAGGGATATATCTTTTAATACGCCCTAAACGGATTGCATCCAGCCATTGACTGATAGTTTCATCTAATGCATCCAGCACATCTGTTTTTGTATCGAATAGCGCCTTTCCTCTTCCCTGCCACCGTGTACTGTGAAAAATAATAAATGGAATCCCCATAATAAAATCGCCATCAAATTCTGTATCCTCTAATTTTTTTGTTTCGGGCAGCAGATTCAGGAGACATTCTTTTCCTGCTTCATCAAACAGCTTGAATTTTAAATAGCCGATTCCATAAGTTTCCTCCAAACGGTATGTTTTTCCATTTTGTTCATAATCCGTATAAAATATAATTTCTTTTAACTGTCCATACCTATAACGAAAAGAAACATTTTCCATACTATAAAACTCAATAACAGGATATTTCATTTCTGGGTCAGTTGAAATTTTAAAAGCTCCATCTCCTTCAGACAGAGCTTTTTGCACAGCAGTTGAAACCACCTCTGTAAAATAATTGTTTTTTTCTATCTCTTTCCATATCTGTTCCAGTTCTTCACTGTCTTTACCAAAGGAAATACCATTATAATCTGCCATAACAATATCCTTGTATCTGTCTATGACCATGCTCACAATCCCTGAATGTATTTTTCTTATTTTTCCATGCGGGATTGCTGCCCAGAATCTTGTTCGCTCACAATCCCACCTTGCAATCTTTTTAAAGAACTGCTCCAGCTCCGCCGGTTCACCGTTATACCATATCTTATTTTTTTGGATATTCTCTTGAAATGTATACGCTTGATAAATATTTATCTGCTTTTCCGCTGCCGGTGTAATATGGAATAATTTCACTACTAAATTTTGTACCCAGTTCATTTCCTTATCTCTCCTATTTTTGCCCTGTATGGTATAAATGCGTATTGTACAGAGTTTACCATATGGTCGTTGGCATCCTCCGGTTCCTCATCTTTATCTTCTTTCCACGAATAATTATCCAGTTCCCTGATATAATTACTGCATGAATCAACTACATAAAAATCAGGCGGTTTCCTTTTTTCATCATCGAAAGACATCCAGCCAAGTTGCAGCATAATTCTATCTATAATTCCTACTTTCTTATAAGCATTATTGAATGTATACAAACATGCCGGATGCGCTCTTTTATACTTCATAAATTCAGTCAATGTCGCTTGGTCTGCGTTGTCTACAAAAACATTCCTTGCCATGCCCCATTCTGTCCGGTTGCGTTCAAGAAATGCTACATAATTTTTCACTGTGTCAGATGGAGCGATTGGTATTGTTAATGAAGTGTTATTATATACTCTCTCATCTAACACAACACATCTTCCCAAATTTGTAATGCCAAGAAAAGACATCGCAATCGTATCTGGTGATATGGAAGAATATGCAGTATCTAATCCAGCAGTGAATATCGTGAAAAATTCCTTTTGTTCCCTGCTGTCATTTTTTCTTATAAACTGTTTTGCCCACTGTTTTGTTACAACATGCTTTTTATGGCTGAAATTACAAAAAATAAGGCCTGCTGCCTTGCCTCTCAATCCCTGTATTTTGTTTTTATACATTTTTGTTCCTTTTGGAACTGCATCTATTTTTTCCTGTATATCCTGTTCTGTTAATGCCGCGTTATCATGAAAGGTGAAGTACCAGTGGACATATCCCTTCACAGGCTCCTCGCTTAATTCTTCCAGAAGTTCCGGCGGGTAGTCTCTAATATACCGCTTTAATGGGCGGCTTCTGTTTAAGAACTCTTTGTAGACTTCCTTATCTGGTGCATCCGGATTTGACGTGGTTATCATATATTTACATCTATGGGTAATCTCTCTTAAAAACTCCATATCTGCAATATTTACCTCATCAATATATACACAACCCACCTGAGAACCTAAAACCTTCTGCCAGCGTTTTTTATTGTCATAACCACAGATATAGATAATTTTCTTCCCGTAAGGGCTGTCATATTCAATATGAGGGAGCCTTATCTTACCCTTGCCGCTTGGGTAATACTCTGTGACAGCCTCAAATTGCTTTAACAAGCCTCTTTCGGGATTGATTACATTCTTCTCCACAGTTCCGAGGTCTGCGCCTGCGATTACATGGTCTTTCAGGCTACTTTTGGCGGTCATCATCATAAATTTAAAAATTCCTACTGTTGTCTTGCCGGCAGCAGTTGTCCCTTCCAGATAATCTCTTTTGGTTTCGGTCAGGAGGAAATCTTTAAATTTAGGAGACAGTATAAGCAAATCATCATTCAAGAACATCATCGTCCTTTATTGGCTTGATTTGGCTTAAAATGCTCATAATGTTATCTTTCGCCCGTTCAGCTTTGTCATTATAATTATTTTCTGAATCATCTTTCGATAGTTTTTCTTTTTGTGCTTTTAATAATTCCAGCTTTGCCTTTTGCTCCTCTGTCGCCATATTCATGTGAGCAGCAATCCAATCCAGAGCCTTCATGCTGTCTTTCAATTCAATAGAGCTGACCTTTCCTGTGCTTACTTTCTTTATAAGCGTTCCATCAAAGCTGTCTAAATCTTTAAATGAAAGGTTATTTCCCTTGATTTCTATATAGTCATTCATATCGGCGAAGGCTATGTCCATGTATTTCTGAAAGATGTCGGCTTCCGAAAGAAATTCTCTGTTAAATTTCTCCTGCTTTAGTTTTTCAATCTGCTCTTTTACCTTAACATTTCTTAATATTTCACTTCCTCTTACCATAGCTGTTTCATAACTACACTGATATGCTTTTTGATATGCTTTCGCTGCGTTAAATGACCTGATAAAATAAAGGCAGAAAAGCCTTTGTTTTTCAGTCAATTTCGTATTTTCAAGTACAGATTCTACCTCTTTTACAACAGGCTTTTTACTGCTGCCATTATTCTCTATCCGAGCGTTCGTTTTG